GAAACAATCGTAGTTCCGTTCGTCCAGTTAGTACCCGTTACCAAACGACCAACCCAATCAGCAGTAGCCGAAGTATACGGAACCACCGCCGTACTGGTAGACGTAAACGTGATAGCAGTCGCAGCATCACGAGGCGCAAGAACAGTCAAAGTTGGAGAAACAGTCACCTGTTGAGAACGCATAACAACCCCTTAAATCGAAACCATTTTGACAGTACGAACAGTCAAATTAGTGATCTGAACAGAACTGTTATAGCCACCAATAGTTAACCAACGCTGATTAGAAACACCATTTGTTCGACCTGAACACAACGGCTGCCAAAACGTGTCACCTTGACGCTGATAATAGTAAGTAAACGTTCGCGTAGCGTTAGTTACCGAATCAAGATATATAGCCAACTTTACGGTTTCAGCAGTAGCACCAATCAAATCATCGCCACGACTCACCATCACAGACGACAACACACTGTTACCAGAACGAGCATTCACATACACATCTTGTTCGGGTGCAGTCGAATCCCAAAACAACTCGCACGCATTTGTACCAATAATGTTTCCATTCGATGGGCCACCAGCAGCCACATACAACTGTGTGCCACTACCACCACTATTAGAAACAATACGGCCAGTAATTTCAGCCCAATAAGCAGTTTGATTAGCGGCAACACCCGACGGCAACTGCACACCAACACCATGACCGCCAGTAGCAGACGACGACAACACACCATTTGACACTGATTGAGTACCAGCAAACGAAGTAAGCGAAGCAAAACTGTCCGAATCAGAGTTGTAATACACGCTGTCAAATTGAGGAATGACACCAGAGTTAGTTTCAGTAGACCAATGCGACACACTGGCAGACAAACTAAACCGATCAAAATTAGCGGTATCTACACTGGTAACATACTGGCCGACCTGACCAAGATTAAAACGGAACTTGAAACCGTCGTAGTAATACAACGGATCATCATCAAAATAGCGGTACAGCCAAGCGTTACCGCTACCATTGTCCACAAATCCGGCAGGATACGACCAGCGGCTCGTAACAGCATGAGTATGAGCAGTACCAGCAGAAGCAGCACCAACTTCTTGCTCATACAAAGCAGAACCAAACGCAGCATTAGCAAAATCTTCGGCACCCGTAGTAATCCAATTACCACGAGATTGTGCGTAACGCTCAAAAAACTCTGCGTTACCTTCAAGCGGATTGTCGTCACCAGCATTATTGGTTGTCAAATTGTAACCATAAAACGCTGATTCAATCAGACCTTTACCGGAACTTCGAGAAACTGTCGCATTAGAAAAAAGTGGAACATCCACAGACGACGACGAATCAATACGAAACAATTTGCGAATACCCGCATACTGGTCGCTTAAACGCTTAACACCAACATGCGCCCACATTGAAACATCATTAGTTTCGGCAGCAGAAACAATCTCTACCCGCAGATACCGTTTATACGGTGCATGAAGATACCGATACACACCAAAACCATCATAACCAGCAATGTCATCAGCCTTAGAAACACCAACCTTTGGCGTCCAATAACCATTACCCAAACCAAACCCATTAAAAAAATCACGCAAATTCATGTTGCTAACAACAGGCGTAGATACATCATCAACAAAAATGTTGATCGTATAACTTGGTGCCCACTTATTGAACTCAACACCAGCACCAGTACCACCAAAAGCAAACCAAATGTAATTCATTACACCCGGCTCATCCCATGATTCATACAAAACAGCGCGAGTACCAGTAGTTGCATTAGAAACTTTTAGTGTCTGAACCTCACTACGAGCCAACCTCGTACCAATAACCTCAGCACCAGCAATACCCGGCGCATCATTATGCGACGTATCAAACCTAAGCGGATTACCAACAGCAGTAGACCAATTAGAACTACTCATCACAACATCCTTTACGACATTCGACCAGACGCAGCACGGGCACCCGGAGCCTCACCAAGAGTACCATTTGCCGCTTTCATTTCACGCACCCTATCAACAATCATTTGCCAACCCGGAAAATCGTGAGCCTGCAAAACTGCTTCCTCATCAATCGCACCCATAGCAAACAACGTATCCGCCTCAGACATACGAGCAGCCCGAGAAGTAGTAATGCTAGAACCAGCCTTAACTTGCAACTGGAACCTCAAAGGCAAATCACCATTCTCCGTAGGAACATAAAAATGTTTCCCACCCAAAGAAGCAAACGACTGCTCACCCGACGGACCAACCAAAGCCACCGTCCGAGGAGCATCATAAAACTCGGCAATCAAAGCCGACGCCTTCTCACCCGCACCACGCAACGCAAATTCTAAATTACGCAACGCCAAACGAGTACGAACAAACGCCGCTTCCTGCACAGAATCCAACACACCCTGAGCATTACGACCAGTAGGAGTAGCACCACGCACAATCGCACTCAAACCACTAATCCGCTCAATTTCACCCACATAAAACGAAATCAACTGCATAGCCAAAGCAGGCTGAATTTGAGGAGGATTCATCCACTCAACACGAGTACCCGAATTGATAGTCAAACGCTGACCCGGCTTATTAGTTACACGAGTCCGCTGCAAACCAGAACGAGAATCCTCCAACAACACAGGATTACCAGACAACCAAATGTTGTGCTCCATAGCAGACAACAACCTATTGATTGACTTCTGAATAGGAGCCAAAAACTCTACAAGAGCCATACCCCAAAACTCGCCGGTTTCAACAGGCACATACCTGTCATACGGATGCTGCCCATGCGACCACAAATCAGTCGCATCAGCCTCCAACAAAACCGTATTACCAGTCACAATGCAGACATACCACTCATTTTCGGTGTCTTTAGTCCACGCCTCAATCACAAAATGCGAATCAGAATCAACATCTTTTCCACGCATCCGACCCTGACCCGGCAACCCGTACTCCATACCGCCACCAGTACCAGCAATAGCACCCGGATTTGCTTTAGGGCGTTTACCCCCAGCATTAGAATCCAACAAATTTGGGGCACGGTCAAAATCGTCGGTACCACCAGTACCAACCTTTGCAGAAGAACCCGGAAAACGAGATTCCAACTCGTCCTCAGATAACTCGTACACCTCAATAAAGAAACGACCATCACTCATATCAGTCGCATTCGGATCAGGATAAAACCAGAAAGGATCAACACGCCTCAAACGCACATCACCTAAACCATCCGCAAGACTGCCATCCCAAACAACCTTAGAAACACCAGTCCCATAAACTTTGCCGTCCCACAAAATCTTTTGTAACTCGGCATCAAAATTGTTTTGATACCAAGCAGACCGCAAACAAATACGCAAATCGTTAGCAATCTGACCCAACTCAGCAGAATTAGGGCCATTCGGATCAGCCAACGGAACAATATCAAAAGAAGGTTGCACATCGGTTTCCCACGCAACCAACGCATTCACAGTCGGCCAAATCTCCGCAACTTTCGGAGAAGGAATCCACGACTGAGAATTAGGTTGCCAAACACGATTATGCGTAATCTCATAATTATCAACCCAACGTTCCAACATAGAACGCCGATAATCACGAGCCTTATAAAAAAGACGTCGAACAGACGCAACTTTCTCAAAATCTACACGAGGACCCGCAGGAGATTTCTCATCTTCTTCACGCCCTTCAGGGCCACCAACCGATTCCTCTTGCTGCATAACACAAATACTACATGATTATTTGATTGTGTCACTTACATCAGCAGCAGAACGCATCACATAGTTATGTTCCAAACCAGTTTTGGCGCTCATCTCATCACTTTTCAACTTCAAAGCCTCAGACAACTCTCGCTTTGAATGAATGCGTTTACCAACAGACGGATTGAAATGATCCGGCCAAACAGGATTAATCCGAGGCGAATCAACCCGATAATCACGCTTCACATTTTCACAACCACAAACACTGCACCAAACAACATCCCGACTATCAGACACATCAGCAACAATCTGAAAACCAGAACCACAACCAGCACACTTATACGAATAAATCATTTCCACAACCTCAAAACAGGAACACACATTTCGCCAAACTCATCAAACTCATCCATCTCAGCACTAGTCACAGGAACACCATCATGGGTTTCACACAAAGGAAACGTACAAAAACCCTTATCCACCCCATAAGCAACCCACGCATCAAACTCAAGATCAATCATCTCTTTCACCCATAATCAACTGTGTTCTTGGAGAATCACCCGGACGCAAAGGTTTCAAACCATCACCATACGCCATGATAGGCCCATCCAAAACATGGCAAGTTAACGCAATAGCAAACGCCATAACCGTATCGTCATGCGACTCGTTATCAGCATTGCCATAACCACCATTTTGCAACGTCACAAAATTCGACATCTCATCAAACGTTTTAGCGTGATGAATCACAAGCGAACCATCCATCACACCCTTCAACAACCAGCCAACCGCCAAATGTTTCGACTGCATAGTTGTAGACCAACCATACTGCTCACCCGAAAATTTGCCCGGAGTCGAATCAGGACGAGCCTTCCGATACAACTTCGGATACTCCATCCCCAACAACTTACCAATCGACGCATAACCCGGCCCCTCAATCTCACAAGTCACCAGCGCCTCGTTGTAATACAAACCAAGTTTAAACAACTCCTCAGCAAACGTGCCCGGATCAACCTTGCCACGCCACACAGCAACCTGTTCCAACGTCCGCCGATTCAACACCTGAGCCACCGCATAATCACCAAACGTTGAATGCGTCGGATCGCCAGCAACCACATACTGGCCCCAATCACTATCAGCAGGCGCACGAAACAACGTCAACGGCCCATTCGACGCCGGTTTGAACTCAACATCACTACCGTTACGCACCAACACGCCACGAACCCCACTTATAGGCTCATACACGGCACGCAAACGCTCCAACGGAAACACGTTCGTACCCGACGAAATAAACGCCTCCTCCGACGTAGCCGGATACTCCTGCATAAACAACAACTCGTCGTTCTGACACAAATTACGGATAGCCCAACGACGCCAAACAAGACGATCATCCAACTCGTCAGCAGGAATCAACTTTGCCAACAACTTTTCAGACGAAGAAAACTGGCCCAAATCCTCAACAGGCAACCCAACAAACGAAGCCCGATACTCATAATGTTTCCACCACGGAAAAAACAGAGGAATGAACTCAGATTCACCATTCTCCGCCCGTTTCCATTCCTGATGAAAATAGTTACCAACCCCATTAGCAGTCGATTCCAAAATGATTGCCGTACCGGGTGAATTAGGAATCGTTTGCCGCAACCCACCCATCGCCAACTCAGGTTCAGGCCAAAACGCAACCTCAGACCCATGCACAAAATGGATAGTTGCAGAACGGCCTACAGCCTTATTACCAGCCGTAGCAACCTTTATCTGTGAACCAGTCTCAACCCAACCCAAATCGTTCTTAGAATACGTTTTGGGGGTATACAACGACTTGAACTGATAATTGTCCCAATAGCGATGCGTCATCGCCAACAAATTCTGCGAAGCAGGAATCTCATGGGCAATCACCAAACCCCGATAACCCTCAAATAAGAAAGCCATCTGAAACAACAACGCCTCAGTAACCGTAGACATACCCAACTGGCGTGCCTTCAAAATAATCACACGAATACGGCCAGTAGTACGCAACTGATGCTCAACCGTTTCAATGAACTCCCGTTGCGCCCAATTCAACTCCAAAGGCTGCAACGTCAAATCCTTAGTCTGAATACGCAACCGTTCCAACAACGGAGCCAAAATCATTCAGACACCTTCTTCCTAGCCGGAACCTTCTTCGCAGGAACCTTCTTAGCCACAACAGGCTTAGACACCTCAATCACATCAACAGGAATCGAAAACAACTGACTCCGAATATCGTCATTCAACTGAACTAACTCATGACGCAACAACAACATCTCCGTATCAATCTGCTCACCCTCCTGAATGACTTTCATCAACGCAGGCACAGCAGTACGCAACAACTGCTGTTT